TATCTTGATATTGCTCTTGAGCGCCGTGATGCAGTTAAGGTTGAAATGGATGCAGTTCTAGAGGCAGTTGCTGCCGAAGAGCGCACCGATCTTACTGCAGAGGAAACCGAAAAGGTTGATGCTCTCGTTGAAGAGGCACGCGCACTTGATGCAAAGATTGAAAAGTTCTCAACACAGGCTGCTGCAGATGCAAAGGCTGCTGAAGTTCGCGCTTCAGTTGCAGCAGTTGTAGCACCAAAGGTAGGCGGCGCAACAGTTACACGCGAGGCCCGCACATACACACCTGAAGCAAGTTTCATTCGTTAAGGATGTTTACGCTGCTCAGATCCGTGGCGATTACTCAGCGCAGGAGCGCCTAGCACGCCACACACGCGAAGAATCAATTGAGCGCCGTGATGTTGATACTGATAACTTTGCGGGCCTAGTTGTTCCTCAGTATTTGGTTGATCTCGCTGCACCTTATGCACGCGCAGGCCGCCCAACTGCAGATTTCGCAACATCAAAGCACGCACTTCCAGCTTCAGGTATGACGCTAAACATTAGCCGTATGACCACTGGAACATCTACTGCAGTTCAGGAAACACAAAACACTTCAGTTTCTGAAACTGATTCAGATGATACTCTGCTCACAATTCCTGTACGCACAATCGCAGGCCAGCAGGATCTATCAAAGCAGGCAATCGAGCGCGGAACAGGTATTGATACATTCGTTGTAGCAGATCTCATTCGCTCTTGGCACACAACTGTAGATGCTCAGATTCTTAACGGAACAGGCTCAAACGGCCAGTTCAAGGGAATCCGCGCTTCAGGTGGAAACGCAATCACTTACACCGCTACAACACCAACAACTGCACTTCTTTACTCAAAGTTGGCAGATGCGTATCAGCAAATTGAGAGCAATGTTTTCATCGCTCCAACACACTGGATTATGCACCCACGCCGCCTTGCAGCAATTCTTGCTTCAAGCGACACAACAGGCCGCCCATTGGCAGTTCCAACAGGAAATGGCCCAATGAACGCTACTGCAGCAGGCGCTGGCCTTCCAGGATATGGCAACTCAGGTTACACAATCCTTGGACTTCCAGTTATCACTGATGCAAATGTTGGTACAACATACGGCGCAGCAACAAACCAGGATGAAATCTACTGCGTTGCAGCACCAGAAATGCACCTTTGGGAACAACCAGGATCACCTTTTGCACTTTCATTTGATGCAACAGGCGCTGGTTCACTCACTGTTAAATCTGTTGTTTACGGCTTTGGTGCCTTCTCAGCAGAGCGTTACCCACTCGCTGCCTCAATCATTTCAGGCACCGGTTTGGTAGCACCAACTTTCTAATCTAGAGAGTTAAAAATTGTGAAGGTTGGGTTAGTTTCCCCCAACTAGCCCAACCTTCACTTCTCAATTAATCGGGGGATTATGAAAAGCGCACATAAAGTTTCAATTGGTAGTTGTGATCCAGGTACTGTTGATGGCGGGTTTGCATTTAGCTTGATTCAACTTACTCAATCTAGGGCATCTCGATTAGGCCCCTTTGTGCGAATCAAGGGTTCAGGGCTTTTATCAAAGCAACGCAATCGGTTGGTTAAGCAATTCTTGGAAACCAAATCTGATTGGCTCTTAATGATGGATTCAGATGAGCAACTGCCAGTTTCAAGTTTTGATAAATTGGTTGAAGCGGCTCACGAAAAGGAACGCCCGATTGTGGCGGGATTAGTATTTGCAAGTTTTGAAACAGGCTTCCCATATCCTCAACCGGTTCCAACAATCTTTCAAGATGCACCTGAAGGCTTTTTGCCTTTGAATAAATACGATAAAGATTCGCTATTTGAAGTAGATGCAGCAGGCACCGGTTGCCTTTTGATTCATCGCAGCGTGCTAGAAAAAATGCGCGATGAAGCTGATGAACACCAGGGGCAAGATTGGTGTTGGTTTTGGGATGGACCTATCCACGGCAACTGGATTGGTGAGGATTTACAGTTTTGCCGGCGCGTTAGATCACTTGGCTTTCCTATCTACGCCCACACCGGCGCGATTCTGCCTCACTCAAAGAATTATTGGCTAGATGATAGGCAGCACGATATATGGAACGCATAAAAAGAATTTTAAGAATTAAGGTAAAATCAAAGGAAACTACTACCGCCGTTCCTGAATTGGAACGCGCAATGATTCCCAAAGTAGAAACGAGAATAAAGCGTGGCAATCACTAATGGCTACACAACGCTTAATGATGTGAAATCAGCTTTGAACATTGAAGATTCAATGGAAAATGCGAGTATTGAGATGGCTATTGCCACCGCAAGCCGCCAAATTGATGATTATTGTGGCCGTTTCTTTTATACAGATGGAACAGTTCAAGCCCCTGCAACTCGATACTACACACCTCAAAACTATTGGGTTTTACCAACTGATGATTTTGTGAGCATCAGCGAGATTGCAACAGATGATAACTTTGATCAGACTTACAACACTATTTGGACTGCAACAGATCGAATGGTTGAACCAGTCAATAATCCTTCACGCGGTTGGCCTCTCACCCGAATCCTTGCCGTAGGTGCCTATGTTTTCCCTGCGTACTTGCCTCAATCAGTGCGCGTTAAGGGTGTTTTTGGTTGGTCTAGCGTTCCTTTTGAAGTAAAAACGGCTGCAAAGATTCAGGCTTCCCGCTTGTTCCTGCGTAATCAATCACCATTTGGGATTGCCGGTTCAACCGATATTGGAACAGTTCGATTGGCTGCAAAGCTAGATGCCGATGTTGAGGCTCTACTGCGCCCAATGCGCCGTAACAATGGCTTGGCTAAGTAATGATACCTAGCGAGGTTAGAAACGGCTTAAAAGCCAACCTAGAGGCTATCAAGGGTATCCGAGTGTATGAATTGATACCTACACCGGCGGTTGCCCCTGCTGCAATTGTTGGCCAATTGGATTTCACTTTTGACCTGAACAACGCCCGTGGCTTGGATCAGGCAAACCTGGATGTAATAGTTTTGGTACAACGCCTTAGCGAGCGCACTGGCCAAAATGAACTTGATAAATACCTAGCAGGTTCAGGGGATTACTCAATCAAGCAAGCGATTGAATCAGATCGAACTCTTGGCGGTGCCTGCAATACATTGCGAGTTACTTCAGCCGAGGCAGGCAGTTACGCATCAGGTGATATTGAATTCCTTTCATATCGTTACCGCATCACAATTTGGGGATAGGGAGAAAAATGAGCTACACAGTTACTTCAGATAATTTTGAAGGCAAAGTAAAGGGTGATTCAATCACCGAAAAAGAGTTGCTTGAATCAGGCTTGAACATTGAAGCACTGATTGCAGGCGAGCATCTCAAGGATGCAAAGGCAACAATCAAACCGGCAACAGTAGAGGAAACCAAATAATGGCCCGCTTAGTATTAACAAATGCTTTTATCACGATCAATGGGGTTAATCTTTCTGATCACATTGGCAGTGTTACCCTAACAACAACTGATGATGTAATTGAAACTACTGCATTTGGAACATCTGCGCGTACCCGAATTGGTGGCCTTGCAGATAATTCTGTTGCTCTTGAGTTTCATCAGGATTACGCAGCAGGTTCAGTTGAAGCAACAATCAACGCAGCAGGGGCATCCCTTGTTGGAACAGTAACTGCAATAGTTGTAAAGCCAAACGGCGCTACAACTGCTGCTGATAACCCTGCATATAGTTTTAACGCTCTAGTTGCAGAGTGGACCCCACTTAACGGCGCAGTTGGAGAGCTAGCAACTGCATCAGTTACTTGGCCAATTGACGGAAATATTACAAAGGCGGTTTCATCAATGGCAAGAATCGTATTAACAAATGTTGCAGTTACATTTGGAACAACAGATATTTCAAGTTATGTAACTTCAGTAACTTTATCTTCAACACTAGATGTTGTTGAAACCACTGCATTTGGCAACACTGCTCGTACAAGAGTTGCTGGCCTTGCGGATAATTCAGTTTCATTTGAGTTTAATCAGGATTACGCAGCAGGCGCACTTGAGGCAGTAATCAATGGAACAACATCAACAGTTGGAACTGCAGTTTCAATTACTGTACGCCCAGTTGCAGGATCATCTCCTGCGTATAGTTTCTCCGCTTTGATTTCAGAGTGGACACCGCTTAATGGAGCAGTTGGCGAACTAGCAACTGCATCTGTTACTTGGCCTATCAGTGGTACAATCACAAAATCCTAATATAACAAGGGGGAAAAAATGGATGGATTAGCAATCAAGGTAAAAACAACAGATGGCGTTGAGGCAACTTACAAGTTAACCCCACGCGTGATTGTTGGATTTGAGCAACAGTATGGCAAAGGTATGCCCAAGTTGCTTGGAGAAGAGCAAAAAATTGAACATATCTATTGGCTTGCCTGGAAATCTATGCAGACCGCCGGCATTATCGTAAAGCCGTGGGGGCCAGAATTTCTAGATACGATTGTTAGCGCCGAATTGGATGCTGATGATTCTTTCGGATCCACCGAAATAGCCTAACTTACACAGTAGCGGCTATTTCGGTGGAAACCGGAATCTCTCCCATAGATTTGCTTGATGCCCCACCAGGGATTCTTGAAGCAATCACGATTTATATGAAAGAGCGAGCTAAATCAAATGGCTGATGAAGTAGTTATTCTTAATGGCGTTAAAGAAACGCTTACTGCTCTTAAAGAGTTTGATAAAGATGCAGTTAAGCGTTTTAACAAAGTTATTAATAATGAACTTTCAGGCGCAGAGCGCGATGCCAAAGGTTTGATTAGCGAGGATCCACCTATGAGTGGATGGCGCAAGGCAGATGCAGCCAAGGGGCGTACTCGCGGTGGCGCAGGTTGGCCAGGTTGGAACGCTGCAGAGATTCAATCAAAGATTACAAAAACTAAGGCTAAGGGCAAGGTTCGAGGCGATTACACAACAAGCGCCGGTGCCTTGCTTAATAAGTCTGCAGCAGGATCTATCTTTGAAGTAGCAGGCCGTAAGACTAAGAGCAGTATGGGCGGTGGTAGTAGCGCCCAATTTTTGCGTACCTTGGGAAACAGATTTGGCAAAGCATCCCGTGTAGTTTGGCGTGTGGTTGATAAAGATAAAGCAAGAATTGAACAAAATGTGGCAAGGGCGCTTGAAGAGGCCAAAGCTGAATTACAAAAACACTTGAATAGAGAGCGAGTTTAAAAATGGCAGTTGGCTCAATTGTCGCTCGAATTCTCACCGAGTATTCAGACAAAGGCACAAAGCAAGCAACCAAAGACATTTCCAAAATGGAAAAAAAGTTTGGCGATTTTGCAAATAAGGCAGCCAAGAGTTTTGGAATAGCAGCACTTGCAGCGGGCGCTTTTGCAGTAAAAGTTGGATTTGATGCAGTAAAGGCAGCAACAGAGGATCAGAAATCTCAGGCATTACTTGCCAACTCTTTGCGTAATACTGTTGGTGCAACAGATGCTGCGATTGCAGCCACTGAAGAATTTATTTCGGCAATGCAAGCCGAATTTGGCGTTGCTGATGATGAATTGAGGCCATCGCTAGCCCGGTTAGCGGCAGTAACCGGAAGCGTTACTAAGGCTCAAAGTCTTATGGGCGTTGCTTTAGATATTGCAGCAGCAAAAACTATTAGTGTTGAGCAAGCATCTGCCCTAGTTGCAAAAGCCTATGGTGGCAATATTGGTGCGCTTAAAAAGTTATTCCCACAAATTTCTGCAGCAACAGTTAAATCTAAAGATTTTGCAGGCGCTCTAAAAGAGATTTCAAAAGAAACTACAGGCGCGGCAGCAGCAGCAGCCAATACTTTTGCTGGTCAAATGGAAAGAATTAAACTTGCTTTTGGCGAGGCTTCAGAATCTCTTGGCTA